TGTTAAACCACCTTTGGCTCTAGGATTTGTACTACTTTTTCTTTTTTGTGGCACGTTTTTTCTCCACTCGATAAGTACCGCCACGTTTCTTATACTCTCGTACAAGCCACGCATTTGCATATGCAGAAGGATATACCTTGAACTTACGCTTGGCTTCGGCTTTTACTCTAGCGTAAAGAGTTTTATTTACAGGAACATTCACTACGTTTTTTACCTCCCTTCTTTTTCTTCTTCTTTTTCTTAGTCGTAGAATGGTACATAGTAAAAATTAGGTAGTTCTTAATATATTCTAAACGCAGTTTGACCTAATGTCTCTGGTTTTGCCAAATTAAACTGCTGTAGACAAAGATAACCAAAAGCATCAAAAGCATGGTCAACTCCTAGATTTTTATTAGGAAGTCCAGTATTCGGTGCATATGTAAGAGTTCTTAGTGCTTTTATCAATTCTTTACATCTTGGATGAATAAAAGTTCTTTGATCTCCGTTTGCATCAAGTAAAGCAGTATTAACAGCAGTTATCTTATCTCTTATCTTCCAGGGACTTTTAGGACTCATAACAGTAAAACCACTACGTCTAAGAATATTATGGTCTGTAACTCCAACTCCACTGGTTTTTCTTGCACTACCAGTAGGGTCAGGACAAGCAATAATTCTTCTATCAACCCCGTACCTTCTTGTCACTTCTTCAGCAAAGTCCCATGTAGTAGCACCTCCTGTCAGCATGATCTCATCAAAGACATACAAATTGTTGCCATGCTTATATGCACAGATTCCTGCCATAGGATCAACGTTAAAGTCTAAACCCAACAACAAAGGAAGCATATGTAAATCTTCTACTTCTTTATCAATATTGTCATCACTAAAGCTAACAGCAACTAAACCAGTAAGATTTTCAAAACTAGCTTCAAATTCCTGTCTAAATGTCCTCGCATCTAATTGCGACCTAGCTGCTTCAACTTCTTCTGGTGCAACATTACCCCCTTCAATCGTAGTAAAACTCCACCTTTTCCAATCATCCCACTCCTGTTCACCACAAAAGCACCACATATCATAAAACCAACTGGCAGTGCCATCAGGAGTGCTGATAAACAAAGCCCACCCCTGTTTATCTGCTAATGCAGGTCTAATAACTTCAGCCCATACATCTCGATCCATAAACGCTGCTTCATCCAATACAACCCCTGCTAAACTTCTACCCCTCAATGCCATAGCATTTTCAGTTCCCTTTAATTCAATAGTCGAACCATTTATTAATTCCAACCTTAAATCTGTTTCATTTTTACTTTGAATCCATACTTTCGGTGTTAATCTCTTTAATTCCTTCCACGCAATATCCTTTGCCATCCTATAAGTAGGAGCACAATAGAAATATACCTCGCCAGGTCGATTGATTGCTCCTCTGAGCAGTTCAATACAGGATAAATATGATTTACCAAACCTTCTTCCTGCAACCAACACCCGAAATCTTTTATCACAATTAAATACCTCCCCTTGTGCGTATCTTAAACTGATTTCTGGTTTGTTTTTTACCGCCATACACTCAAAAATAACAAAAATTTCAATCTATACCCCCTATTTATAGCCTAATTCCGCTTTTTTAGGTTATTATTCGATTATTAACCCCTCTCAGATTAAGTCCGTGGCTTCTTCTACCTTTCCCAACGATATTACACCTCCAATAGCTCAAACTAAAAAACGTGGTAGACCTAGATTTGTTGCTCGCTCTACAGCAGAAAAGGTTCAAGAACGTGCTCAAAGACTTTATTCTCGTCAATTAGATGGTCAAACTACTCGTCAACTAGTAATAGAACACTCAAAAATTGAAGGAATTTCAGAAACTACAGCTTGGCAGGATTGGGATAAAGTAAAACATTGGAATACCGAAGATTGGGATAAAGATAGAGAAAATATGCTTCCTCGCTTACAAGCAATGAGAGTACGTTTATTTAACAAAGCAGTTAAAAAAGGTCAATTACAAACAGCAGCGCAGATTTTAGACTCTCTAGGCAAAGTAATAGGTGAATCCGTAGAAACTGTAAATATCCAAGCTCCAGAACTTTCAATTCGTGTAGAACCAAAAAATTAATCAGAATATATTTAAGTTCCCCGGCAATCGATATATATTAGTAACATTTGTTACACTACCCCGTATCAATAGTATAATGATATCAATTTGGTATCAACTGATACAGAAGTGATATAACAAATTTGGTATATTATAAATATGGTATAAATCATAATTGGCACATCCTATGAAAATTTATTTTCCTTATGTGCGAAATATGATTTTAAACCTTTTGATACTTTGACTTCTCTAATGTTTAGAATCAGTTCGCTGACTACAACCGCTTGAGAGATACAAAAGCAAAGAATCAAAAAAGTAACTTGAAAACTTAATTATTTCCCTTCCTATGGAATTTCGAGACACACTTAACTTGGAGTTATCCAATAACTCTAAATTAGCTTTTCAACTAGCTTTAAATAAGCTAGATGCTACTGTAGAAAATCCTGTAGACATTAGATTCTTAATGTTTATGTATGCTACTAATTCTAAGGATTTAGAAAATCCTAATACTTTATTCTTTAAGGATAGAGTTACTAAGGAATATACAAAAATCAGATATTAGAATTATGACTAGCAAAGATTTTAATAAATCGGATTATCCCGAACTATTACAACTTTTACATGATCAGTTAACAGAGTCTAACGATAAGTTAGATACAGTTAATAATTTCATCAAAACTCATTATCCTAATGGGTTAGATGTTGGATTAAAAAAAGTTGACAATGAAAATTCTATGTTTCATCCTAACGGAGTCTATATAGGATTTGATTTAAATAGATACTTATACGATGATCAGACTGCGGCATATTTACATGCTATGCGTGATGCACTCTCTGGAGTTAAGTATTATCATTATGGATTTGAAAGAATTCCATATGTAGACGAAAGTTCAAAAGAACATTTCGAAGTTTGGACTAACTCCTAAAATTACATCAGGAGTAGAATTTTCTACTCCTTTTGTTTCCTTCCTTTTATCCCTTCCAAACTATGAGAACAACACTTTTATTTTTTTCATTCTTTATTTTGATATGGCAAGCAATTGTGATATCAAATAATATTCACTCGCAACTTGAAACAAGAACCGAGTATATCCATTCAATACTTAAGGACATTTAATATGGGTTATTCAAATCCTGACTACTATTACCATAAATTAATTATGGATCTAACAGTAGAAAAATCTGAACTTAAAAATCAAGTTATCAGATTAAAAAAACAATTAAACCAATTACAAAAGGACTTAAAAAAATGACACTAACAAAAACTGAACTTAAAAAAGTCATCTTCACTCTAGATATAGATTATCTAGAGTTAGTTGATGCAGTCGGATTAGACTATACAAAAAGAGGAACTGATTTAAAAGTATCTTGTTATTTTGATAATCAAGAAATGGAAGAATACTTTGATAATGATCCTTATAATTTTGCTTTTAACTGTCTTAATCCAGAGTTAGCAGAAAGTTGTAGTAGTTTTAAAATATACAAGATGAGCAAAGAAGAACAAAAGCAAATAATCTAAATTAAAACTATTTAAAAATAATTAACCCTAGAAAAAATCTAGGGTTATTTTTTTACCTATAAATAAATAGTACAATTGTACTTGTGGAAAACTATTGTCCAGGTTGTGGAAAACTTTTTTTTAAAAAAAATTTTTATCTAATAAAAAATAATTATATTCTGAATGCAAAAATTGAATGTTTTTTTTGTGAATGTCTTAATTAATACCTTACATATAAACTATTATCTGATATCATATTAATGTAAACTTATTTATTTTTACAAATGACCACAACAACAAAATTAAAAGAGTCTAATTTTGGCTTTATTCATTATTCAAGTGCATTAAGTCACTATATGGATAAAGATTTTAAAATTGCTATGGAAGTATTTTCAATTCTTGAAAATAAATATTTTCATGCGAATTGGGGAATTGTTGAGAGTGATTCAATACAATTTAACAATGAAACAATTAAAAATGAAAACGGCGGCGATATCTTAGCCTCTTATATGTTATCTAGTGGCCGTAAAATATGGATTAAAACTGTAGGTTATGGAATAAAAGAAAATCAAATGGATTTAAAAGAACATACAAAAGCAGATTATAACAATACTTGTATTATGTTTCCTGAGGATTACTAAAAATGAACTTTATTACTTTATTACCAGCATATGGGAGAGACTACAAAAGCAAAAGAGTTATTATTGATGATTTAAACAATAATAAAGACTTTTTAGAATCTACCAGTTTAAAAGCTATCAACAAACAACAATTTAAAGAGCTAAATATTAGCTCTTTTAATGTTCGATATGATCAACAACGAAAAATAACAAATATAAAAATAAAAGATTTAAAAAATTAATACTTTCATTTAGGGATCATTTAAAACTGATCCTTAAATAAAAGTATTTTTATAAATACTTTTAACCTTCCAATTTTTTATAAATCATCATGAATGAACTTTTAAAAATGTCAAAAGGTAATAAAAAATTAAAAAACACTTTAATTTTTGATTTACCAGCAGGAAAAACTTGCCCGATGGCTAATGAATGCCATAGTTATGCAGTTATGAATGAAAAAAACAAGTTAACTGTAAAGGATGGGGACAATAATAAATTTAGATGCTTTGCAGCTAGTCAGGAAGCTCAATATCCTAACGTGTACAAAGCTAGAAAATATAATTTTGATTTAATTAAAAAAACTCTAGACAATGATTATGCAATACCACTTAAAAGTATTAGATTAATTCAAAATTCAATTAAAAAACATATAAATAAAAATATAGATAAAGTTAGAATTCACTCTAGTGGAGACTTCTTTAATGGTAGGTATTTAAGTGTATGGTTAGCAGTAGCTCGACTTAATCCACAACTTAAGTTTTATTGTTATTCAAAAAGTTTACATTTATTTGGAACTAATATATCTATTCCAGATAATTTTTTCTTAACTGCTTCAATGGGTTCAAAACTGGATAGACTAATTCATGCAGGATATTTTAAAAGATATGCAATTGTAGTTAATTCAGAAGACGAAGCAATAAAAAAAGGTATTGAACATATAGGCAAGCCGTATGAGATAGACAAGGATGATTCACTATGTTTTAAAAAAGATCCTTTTGCATTGTTAATACATGGAACACAAAAAAAAGGATACTTTAAAAATTTAAAAAAATGAAATTAGCACTATTTATTGATAAGTCAGAATATGACTTAATACAAAACTATTTAAGATTAAATATTGATTCAATTAAATTTGATAATAAAAAATTTAATGATGATCAATTTAAAGCTTATCAATCATTAAATAAAAAATTAAATTCGATAGATTTTGATTATTTTTAAAATTATTTAAATTTTAAAAAATAAAAAATTAAAAATTGAAATAAAAAATCAAAATTTTGTTTTTTTATTCTATGGGTTGAATGTTTTGATTGAATGAATGTCTGAATGTCTGAATCAGAAAAATCTGA